TTTAATCCTTCAAGCAATCCAGAAGCAGCCCATTTGTCGGCAAGTCTAGATGCATCAGCTTGTAAGCTTTTGTATCCGTTTGCACTTTCTAATAGAGAATTAATTTCCATGATTGTTTTTTGTTTTTTAAATTTTTTAATTAAATGATTCCAGCTAATTTTTGCATTCTTTTAACCGCATCAGATACTTCAGATATTACTTCTGGCTTACTTGCAGTAGTTCCAGTAGCTTTACTTGCCATACCTAATTTTGATTCCTTAATAGCCGTTTTCTTAGCTACTACGTTTTCAGAAACAGTTTCAAATACCAATTTAACTTCTTTTACCGTTTCAGCTTTATCAAAAGCAGCGATAATATTAACTTTTTGTGCTTCACTTAAGTTGTTAACTTTAAATACTTTGTTAACGTACATAAGTTTTGCGTTAAGAAGGTTTACTTCTTGTAGTTGAGTTTGTAGAGTATTAATAGTCTCTAAAGCTTCATTTAATTCAGAATTATCTTCTTCTTTAAGTTCTTCTTCTTCTTTTTCACCTTTTTCTGGTTTCGACATTTCTTCTACTTCTTCTACTTCTGCTACTACTTCTTCTTGTTCTTCAGAAACTGCTTCCAGTTCTGCTAACAGTTCGTCTAAATCGATTTCTTCTTCTCCGTCTACATCTGCACCCATGTCCATTTCTGGTTCCATTTCTGCACCTGCATCCATATCTGAATTGTCAATTTCATCATCAGCTCCCATTTCTTGAGAGATAATGTCACGAATAAGATCTTTTAGGTCATCGACTTCCATGTCTTTAACTTCAACGTCTTCTTCTTCGTCTTCTGATTCGTCAGCTTCGTCTTCAGATTCTTCTGAATCATCCTCTGCTTCTTCAGCTTCTTCCATTGCATCTTCATCCTCCATAGATCCTTCCTCTACTTCTTCTTCCATTTGATCTTCGTCAGAGTAGTTTCCTTCCTCTACTTCTTCAGTTTCGTTTACTACTTCTTCTTCAACAGATGAATCATCCATTTCTTGAAGTTTAGCAGCTAACATATCCTTAAGATGTGGAGTTAACGACTCTTCTAAAGCTTCCTTGGCGTTAGCGATAGCGGCTTCTCTAATAGATTTTGCTTCAGCAATAGCTTGCTTGAATAAATCTTTGTTTGCCATTTTTTAATAAGTTTGTTTGATTTCTACGATTATTGTAATCGTAATAGGAAAGTTTTTACAAAATTTAATACAGTATAGATCACTGTATATTCTTATATAAATATATACCTTTTTTATAAAACTAAATAAAAGTTGATTTTTATGCAGATGCGGCAACTGCGCCTGCTATTTCAGCACCAACAACTGCGATATCTCTTCCTTTGAGTGCTGCTTTAACTGCTGATATAGTAGCTGTAGCTACGTTTGCTCCTCTTAGAGCATTTAGAGCACCTATTCCGGCTTTTACACCTAAACCTGCTAACATAGCAATAAATAATCCTTTAGCAACTAATTGTCTCTTTTTTTCATCCTTTATAAACGGTTTCATAAAGCCACTAATTGCTCTTACTATATTTACTTCATTATTATGTGCCCATTTATGTACTGCGTCAGCTTTATCTGCTGCTTTTTCTAAACCTAGTTTTTTAAACCCTTTTGCTGCATACTTACCTAATATATCTAAAACTGTATTAGAAGCTAACGCCCATGATAGTATACCAACTGTGGTTATTACTTCATTAACATCTCCTTCTTCTCCAAATTCAGCTTCAATTGCGTTTGCCAATTCAGCTCCTAGTTGAGTTTCATCACTTTCTAAAATAAGTTCAGATAATTTCATTATGCTCTTAATATATCGTTGATTATAGAATCTAAGTTATTATATTTAGATATACTTGCTTTACCTTCTTGTAGTGTAATCGGATTCATGAATGCTCCATGAGTAGATGGATTAGATACAAAGTCCCAGCATACTAATTCAAAGTCTGGCTGGACTTCTAAGGTACCTTCGTTAGTCTGTGTGACTGATCCTGTACCTCTAGATGAAATACCTATTGTATGCCCTGCTTTGATTATCTCTTTTACGATATTTCCTGCAGGAGTATTAAGTAGCTCTACACGTCCCATAAGGTCGTTTCCTTTCCACCATAACTCTTTTACTATATGAGAGGCGTTCTTTAGAGAGACAATAGGAGATTCAGGATGATCCAGTTCTCCGAATGCATTACCGTTCTTAACAAACTCTTCTATATACTTTTCTGATTCTCTTTCTAAAATAGCTTTACTATAGGTTCTACCATTCTGATTCTTTGATACTGCTCTTTGCATAATACCTTCCACCTCGTATACCCCTGGTTTCTCTTTTGATTCCTTAAGTATAGAGTTAAATGGTGTTACTTCTATTAATAGTTGTGCCATGTTTGTTTAGATTTTATTGTAAAGTACCGTTAACCGATGGACGGCTGTATACCGTTTGTTTTTCCTCTTCTTCTCCTAAACTAGGTTCAACTGATGTGTTATTATCAATATCTCTTTGTGATATGACTTTAACTTTAGGTTGATCTAGGCCTTTTGTAAATCCTGATTTGGTAACTGGTCTTAGGTCTTTATTAAATGCTGACTCAATTGAAGGAGCTAAAAAGCCTCCTACTTTTAATCCCTCTTCATTTCTAATATCACCTAATGTATCGTATACTTTTTGTATTTTAGTTCTTGTTTTATCGTAATATGCTTCTATATCTGTTACTAAATCTTGGAGCTGTATAATAGCTGGTTTCATTCCTTCGAATCCTCCGTATTGTTCAGCGAATTTTGCTAATTCATTTGTAGCAGCTTCGTTTATTACTCCTTCTTCTAGTACTTTAGATATAATTGCTTTAATATTCTCTTTTACGATCTTATCTTTACCCATTGACTTCTTAATAGCTGCGTCTTTTGCTGCCATATAGTCATCTTTATCTACATCTCCATCTTTATCGTGATCTTTTCCTTTTTTTTCTTCTAGATTCTCAACCATAAATTGAGTTTCTAAATACTTAAGTACGTCTTTTTTAGCAAACTCTACCATACCCGGTTCTGTCATTGGTCCCATCTTCCACTCTTCCCAAGCTTTTATTAATAGGTTAACACCTTTATCAAATAAAGGTCCCATACTCTCAACATATCCTCCAGTTTCGTAGTCGTTTTCAGTTACTACTTTACCTCCTTGAGTTTTTCTTCTTCTGCCTTCTGATATTTTACCGTAAGTTCTAGATCTTCTACCTTCTTTAACAACACCTTCATCGTAAGCATCTATCATATAAGCATCTCTAATTGCTTCTATTACTTCTAAAGCTGCTTCTTTAGTTGTTGTACCATCTTCATTAGCCATATCAGTAATAACTCTTACGATAGTGTCTAAATCTCCTCTACCTTCATCGATTACTGCTTCTGTTTCTTCTAGTTGATTCCTATTAGGATCTGCTCCTTCATTAAAACTTACTAATGTATTCTTAATTGCTTTTTTAAAGCTTCTTAAATGATCTAAAGCATCAACTTTGTCTCTTTCTTTTATAGCATCTATTGCATAAGATAAATGGCTTCCTTCTGAGTGATAATTAACATCTTCAAATGAATCAAATAAAGCTTGTAGGGTATTAATAGGTGTGTTAAGTCTTACTTTTAATCCAAACTCTAACATTCCTTCGTAATCAAAATCTGCAGAAAATTTATCTCCAGGTTTAAATACCTTAACTACTTTATCTTCTTGTCCATATTTCTCTATATCTTTCATCTGTTGATCAGACATAGCTTCTTGCTTTACCTCAATTGTTTCTGGTATATCTCTATTGATAGTTTCATACTCATCGTAGTTATGCCATACATCGTTAATATCATTAAAATCTATATCACCGTTAAAGATATCGTCTTTATGGGTTTTAATAAAATCAATTGCATCTTGGGTACCTACTCTGTGACCTGAATCTGGATGTCCTAAAACAGTTAAAAAGTCTATGATTTTTCTCATAGCCATTTTTCTATCATGGTTAGAAGCCCTTTCTCCTGGTACTCCAGGTTCAGTTGGTATAGCATCTGCTTCTGCTAAGTCCTCTACAATTACTAACCCTATCTTTTTATACGGTATCTCATGCTCGCCACCGTCTTGATCAACAGCGAACACTGAGTCGTCATGCCACATAGCAGCATTATCGTCATTGTTAGAGTTAGGATTATAAATTATGTACTCTTTTCCATTTCCTGTTTGAATACGTGCGTCATCAGCATCACCTAATCTTTTTAATAACTTTTCTTTGGTGTAGTTCTCTTTTAATTCAGCTTTTTTCATACCATTGAAGGTATCTACTTCATTGCCTTTTTTAGGTTCTACCATTTGATCATGCTTGTCTACTTTTGCTGATTCTCCAGCTATGATATTAAGGTAGTGCATTGCATCTTTTGCTAGGTTCTTACTAGCTTTATCATGTGCTTTTTGTCTATCCTCTAATGATACTGTTCCTGCTGAGTCTATACCTGCTTCTTCTAACTCATAATCAATACCTCTATTCAAAGCATCTTCTGTATAGGTTAACGAAGGATTATCGTATTCCGGAGACTTTACTTCTACTAGCATACCTTTAGATTTCAGTATTGATACTGTATCTGGGAATCCACTATAAGGAGATAGAAATTGAGGAAGTTCTCTTTTAGCGTCTCTTAAAAATTGTGTCTTGGAGAAGTTACCTTCTACGACTGCGTTATATTTTTCTTGTATTGTTCTCATCTAAGTAATCAAACATTTTAGTGTTATAGGGTCTTTTTTTTGTCTTTACTACTTTATATCCGAGCTTCTCAGCTTGCTTTGTAGCGTTATTCTTCTTATTATCTTTTCTAAACGCAAATGGAGTAAGATATCCTCCTGCTCCTGCTGTTGTGCTTAGTTCTTCAATTACCTCTTTAACTGCTTTTATTACTACACTTTTTTTCATAGTGAACGCATTTCGTTTACTAAGTCGTAATATTGCATTAAATTAATAAGGTGGTTGTCTGTTATTTTCTCTGTCTTTTTTGCAGGTTTAATAGTCTTTACTACTTCTTGTAGTTTAATTCTTACTACTTCATCCTTTACGTTACTTGACAGCTCTTCTACTTGTGATTTAATTTTAAGTATTTCTTCGTTAACTATGTTTCTTAATCTAGTAGTCGAGCTTACTGATGTAATAAATTCTTTAAGTATGTTTTTTTGTTCTGGTAGAAGATTTTTATAGTTATTGTTAAATTTTTCAAGTAGTATCTTATACGTAAGTAAACGTAAGTCTTTTTCGTATTTTGAATATTCCTCTATTAAAGTGTCTTTAACTGCTTCTTTTGCCATCTTAGAAGATGTAAGGTGTTCAATAATTGTAAGCTTATTATTAACTAAGAAGTCTGGGTTAACTAAAGTGTTTGTGTTCTGTGCTTCTAATAAACAATACATTGCAGCTAAAGGTTTATAATCTCTAACCTGTATACCGAAAAATTCCTCTACACTGTAGTTCTCTTTAATTAACGAAATTAACCTATACTTTTCTTCTTTAAGTTTTTTCTGGTTTAATTTTCTTGATATCTCTGTAATTGTTGAGATTACTGTTTCTGCTTTAATTTCAGAAAGGTTTCTGTTCTTAAGTATGTACTCATATAGTTTTAATTCCTTTCCGATCATACTCCCACCGGTAAAGAACTCTTTTAAGATTTCTAAAGCTGGTGAGTTATGTTTAGATAACGTATCTGCTGCAATTTGTTTTACAAGCAGTTCGTAAATCAAACCTGTATTTCTAAACTTTGAATGTTTTATCTTCATAATATACGGTTGCTATATATAAATATGGTCTAGTTATCTAAATCCTTAAGTTGATTTTCGTCTAATAAAGTAGACTCATTATTGTCTTTCTTTTCATATATCATTTCTTTCTGAAAAGAATCTTTAATCTGATGGAATACGGTTTGTGCTTTGGTATTATCTATTTCCATTATATTTTCGTTATCTGATGGAAATCCTCCTTGCATGCCCTGTACTCCTAATCTATCTCTACCTCCTAATGGATCAGCATTTGTACCGTATACAGACATCTTTTCTCTCGGTCTTCCGCCTTCAGGCCCTACTTCATTATATCCTGCAGGTACATTAGCTGTCTTTTCTGTTGCTGTAGCTCTTCTACCGTACATAGACGCTAAATCGTGAGGGGTTCCGTATGATCTTCCTGAGCTAGCTGGATCGTTACCTTCTGCTTCAAGTTGTGCTAATCTAAATACTCTCTTAGCATCTTCTCTTACTAGTTCTCTCATCTCCATATACTGATCTTCAGAGAGATTAAATATATTATCGTATATATAGTCTGTGGCAAATAGTTTAGAATCTTTCATTTGATTAGCTAAATCTATCTTCTCTTTCATAAGAGCTACCTTTTCCTGTTCAAATATGATAGACGGGTTAGTTAACTTTATTTCAAAGTTAGTAAGATTTTCACCTGTAAACCCTTGAGTATATAAATGTACTAAAGCTATCTTAGTTAATTCTGATTCTAATATTTTCTGTATTCTTTCTACTGTTCTAGCAAATCTAATGTCTTCTGCTGCTAATGTAGCTTTACCTTGTAAATCTCCTTCGTACCCAAAGTATGCTTTAGGTATCTTAAGTGCTGCAAACATTTTAGACTGTAAGTACTGTATGTCATTAGTACCGTCGTAATCTAAACCTTTGGTAGTTTCTATTCTTGTAGAAGCATCTCCTCCTCTTACAGGTATATAGAAATCCTCCATCATATTCTGCATATTAAACTTCAAGTTATATTGACCTGTCTTTTGATCAATATAAGGAGTTTTTTTCATAGTATTGATAGTTTTTTGCATAAACTGATCAACTTCTGCTGGTGGAATTGAACCGACATTAACGAAAAATGTTCTTTTCTCTGGTGCTCTCATTATACGGTGTATCAGCATAGCGTCTTCCATTAACGTTAACTGCTTGTATATTTTTCTAGCTGGTTCGATAAATGATCTACCGTAAGGTAGGTAGTTTGTATCTGATATTAATCTAAAATGAGCTACTTCATAATTATCTAAGTGCATTACTTTAGAATTTTTTTTCTGATATAAAGTGCTTGGATCTTGACTACTTGCTAATCCGTCTGGGTCAATAGCAAAGGTAACTTTAGCAGGATTTTCTGGATCTAATCCTTCGTTTCTGCTCATATTATAAACTGTGTAAGGCAGTACATTATATACTCCAAACTTTTCTGCTATCTCTAATTTTAAAAAGAAATCTCCGTACTTACACATATTACGTGTCCATGACCATAAATTAAATTCTATGTTTAGGACGTCGTAAAATAAATTATAAAGCACTCTTTGAATATTTTCGTCTGAAGATTTTATAGATAGTACTTCTCCTTGATCGTTTTTTAATGTTGCCTCATCCGATAGTATATCTAATGCTGATGCTATAATAGGATCAGTATCCATTGCTTCATAATCCGAATATAACTGTATCCTCATTGTCTGGTAGTTAATATTTGGATTAAAAATATTAGCGTTCCCGTATGAGTGTAATCTTGTGAATCTATCTACTAGTGAATTAGTTTCATAGTTTCCTGTAGTCTGAATTCGGTTAACATCGGCTACTTTAAGCTCTGTTCCTCCTATATTTCTGATTATAACATCAGAAGAGAATAATCTCTGTAGTCTAGTAAATAATGATTTATCAGCCATTAATGATCAGTTTTGTTTAATATATATTATAAATAGCAGGTTTATAACAACCAAGATATATCTTCTTGTCCATACCCATTATCTACAATATACGGATTATTTTGCTGGTTTCCAACTGATTTCATGACAGCTTTGTTCTTAGCGTTTAAATTTTGAAAAGAAGATAATTGTGCTCTTGCTAAGTCCATACCCTGTTGTCTTAATCTTAATGCCGTATCTCTTACATATAGTGCTGTTGCACATGATATTAGTAAATCATCATTATAGTTAGTCTGTGCCTGTGGTTTCCCATTCTTCCATACAAATACTCTCATCTCTCCTAGTAACCTTTTAGACTGTAGTGTAACACCTTTCTCTCTTATGTACTCTATCACCTTAGCAATTACTAAAGGACGTGTTCTTACAGACATAGTAAACCCGGGTACTAATTTATCACGTTCATACTTAGTCATATAGGACTCTACTGTTTCCATTTGTGAAGTAGAACTATAATATAAATTGTTGTATTGTCTTTCTAATATCTGTTCTATAGTAGCCCATCCTATATTTGCGTTCTCTACTACTAAAAGCGCATCGTTATATTCTGATGCTATTCCAACTAATACGTTACCGTAATCTTTAGGTGATAGCTTACCTTTATACTCTCCTACTTGAACACAATTTTCTATATCGAAGATATGAAATGCTGAATAATCGGCAGAGTCTCCTCTAGCGACATCTGCTACTACCATATACGATTTAGTGTAATCTACTCCTTCCCATATCCATAAGTTACCGTCAACACCTCTTTTTTCTAAAGGGTCTTTAATGTATGTTTGCTCATAGAATAACATATCATCTGGTTCAAATACTGTATCCCCAGATGCTAAGAAGTCACAATCACATTCCTGTCCTGCCATTCGTGGACCTAGATCTGCATCTTGTTGTACTCTCCATTCTTCGTTTCTTTCTGGATGAACAGTCCAAGGTAGTCTTATAGGTACAAAGCTATTTTCTCCTGATTCAGCTTTTTCCCAAGTTAAATGAAACCAGTTACCTATTCCGTTAGGAGTTGATAATGCCATACACTGTCCACCTGTTGCTAAGGTTTGTTGTGCTGCTGTAAACGTTTCTTGAATGTTATCAATAAAGGCTGCCTCATCGATAAGCAGTAGTGATACTGCCTCTGACCTTGCGGCATCGGCGTTAGAAGATTTAGCTGTAATTTTTGATCCATTCTTCAGTCTTAAAGATAGTTTATTTTTCTCTAAAGCAGGTAACTTTAACCATTTTGGCAATTGATCATACATAAACATAGTTTTAGAAACTAAGTTTCTTGCAGTAGCTTGAGTTGTTGCTAAAGCAAGTACGTTCTTATCTTTATGAAATAACATTAGCCACAGAGAGTAACCTGCTGCCAGAGTAGATATACCTAACTGTCTAGATTTAAGAGTGATTAGATATTGATGATCTCTAAATAGGTGTAAGACTTTATCCTGAAATGGGTATAGATTAAATAATATACGTCCTCTGGTAGGGTGTTGTATATAACAGTACTTCCGCATAAAGTATGCTGGATCTTTAGCACACTTGATATACTCTTGTGCTATTATCTTTTTTATGTCTTTTGCCATAACTTACCAATTTATAACTGGGTTTATACTACCTGTATCAACCTCTATATCTAAATAATCGAATGTATTTTTCCAACTCTTTATAAGGTTGGACTTTATTTTACTAAATACTTCTTTTATTTTTTCGAATGCTTTTTTTACAGTAGACTCAATCCACTTAATAACATCAAATTTATTTTCAGTTAAAAATTCTTCTGAGTCTATATTTTCGACAGCTTCATTTACTGCCATATCTATACCTAGACCAACAGTTGACCAAAAAGAATAAAACCCAGTCTTACCTTTAGGGTTATCGGCAGTTTTAGCAGATGCTTTAGTTTTTTGACTAGATTTAAACTTAACATCAGGTTTTACTTGTTTTGCTATTTTAGCCACGTATTCATCAGAGGAAGAAGTAACTGTATGTCCTATAGCATTACCTTTAAAATCTGTAACTAAGAAATAATCTGCTGTACCTTCTGATCCTCCGAATTTGGTTTCACCAGTCATAGCTTCATAAGTAAACTCTCTAGCAAATGCAGCATTACTATTAAAAAGATTTCTTAATTCAATTTTAAATGCTTTATGTGCCTCATCTGCTTTTCTTAATATCTCAACTTTAGCAAACTGACCTGCTTTTTCTAATTGTCCTTTATTCCCTTTTATTCCTAATTTAGTTAAGTCGGTTGTTGGAAGTAAACCTTCTATTTTCTTACCTAATTCATCTATAAAATCTTCTTTAGGTACTTTTTTAGCTGCAGTATAAAATGTAGCCATAGCTTCAGGTTTACCGCCTGACATCAATTGTGCATTTCCTGTTTTTACAGATATTCTCTTCTCACCAACTAGTATATCAGTTTTAGGAGTAAGTGTAGAGCCTTTAGCACCATCAGGGAAATAGCTATTCCATTCTTCCGACGCTTGATAAATATTAGCAGGAAATTTACCTGGTCCGTTTAAGTTAAGGGACTTCACTATTTTATCTCCTACTTCTACTGAATTTGCTATTAGTGTTGATTTTTCTTTTTTCCCGTTTGCTGCATCAACGATAACTTTTTCCATTTCAAATGCTGCTGAGGTATCCCCTTCTTTAAGGTTAAATCCAAACATAGATTCAAACAGATCCATATCCTCTTGACTGTTGATGTCAGGATATCCTTTTTTGGTCTTATATGACCATTCTAATAAAACTTTATCTATAAGATTCATTCTATGCTAGTTACTATTACTATGCTTTTTCTCCTCCTGAGATTTCTTCATTCCAAGCTTTCATCCAGTCGTTAACAAATTGTTCTAATTCTTGACCTTCAAGTTCAACAACGTATTTTCCTATTCTATGTCCTTCGTCTTTAGCTTGTTCTCTATTTAACTCAGCAGCATTTTTATAGTTCTTTAGTGAGTATGGTTCAGGGATCTGGTAACCTGCTTTAACTTGTAATTTATATGATTCGTACCCGTTATCGCTATAATTTTTACCTCCTTTATCAAGGTCCGGTACTAGGTCTAGCTCTTCTTCATCACTATGATCTTGCTTTTCATTAACTGGTTTTCTGTTTTCAGCTAAAAACTTTCTTAAGTCAAAATTGTCCATTATATTTGTTTTAGTTTTTTATTATATTTCTGGTTCTTCTGCTGGTTCTTCAAAATCAACAGGTTCATCTGTTAAATCAGCTCCACCTTCTTCTCCACCTACATCAGCTGTATCATCATCTCCTAGAGCATCAACTCCGGAATCTCCTCCACCTTCTTCTCCGGGGAAATCTCCACCGCTACCTCCTCCAGATGATCCACTATCGGTATCTGCTGGTTCTGCTGGGTCTTCTGGAGATCCCATTGGACCTTCTTTATATAATACTGATAGTTTATCTAGTGCTTGTTGATATTCTGAGATTTTATTTATATAGTAACGTTTTCCTAGTATCTGTGCTTCAAATCCTTCTCCTAACCATTTTAATATGTAATCCTGTCCATTGGATAGGTTAACTTTAAATGCAGTAGGTCTAGGAGAGATCCAATCTATAGATGTTACAAACTCTTTAAAGTCTTTAGTTTGCAGTTTTATTAAGGCTGCTTTTAATGTTGGAAATTTTTGAATCATTTTATCGGTAGCGTCTTCTAAGACTGCTCCTTTTTCTGCTGATTCTTTTACTCCTACTTTATGTTTATCTTTTAGTACTGTTTGTTTCTCTTGATCTGAAAGTTTATTGTAATCTTTATTGAATACTCTATGAGCGATAAGGTCTAATCTAAGTTCCTCTTCTTGACTATATTTCTTCTTTAATGCAGATACTGACTCTTCCATTACTCTTCTCATTTTCATAAGTTCATATTGATCTGGTCTTTCTGTTCTTAAGTACCTTTGAAGTTTTCTAAAGTTTGTTTTTATTAATTCAAATAATTCTCTAGCTGCTTTATCAGTTCTTACATCAGAATTACCCATTAATCCTTTTATATCTCCTACAATATCTGAAAAGTTATTATATAGTTCTTCAAAAGAAGGTAAAGATATAGGTTTGTGTCCGATGTTACCGGTATTAGTGTCAACAGACATTGTTTTAAAGTAAGTTTTCATATCCGAAGATACAAAATCTTTATCAGGCCATTTAGATACACCATATCTTTTTTCAATACTGTCTCTAAAGGATTTAGGAAGATCTTCTAAACCTAGGGTTCTTCTTTCTTCTTCTTCCTGTATATTAAGTTCTGCGTAAGATTCTAATATAAGTTTTTCTAATTTATGCATAGCTTACTTCTTTTTCTTTTTATACCCTTTGTGCCAGTGTTCGTTTTGAGTCTTAATCTCTAATTCACTAACAGGAATATCTGTTACTGTTTTACCGTTTTCAAATAAAACATCGTAATGGGTAACTACATATTTCTTACCTTCTTTTACTAAGGTATGCTTTTCCGGAATACAGTTACCTGCACCATGTTCTTTATGAATTACCTTTGCAGCACAATCATGTTTAAATCCAGGTCCTGCTTCCTTTATCTCACTCTTATTAACTAAGGTCAGTTTAAAAGAGTCGTGTAAACCAGTTTTCCTTTTACCTGCTTTGCCGTTAGTAACTCTAACATAAGCATCATGTCTACCAACTTTTCCATCTACTCTTTGGTAAATATTACCGTGTTGGTTTTTAACATAATCTCCAGGCATGATTTGACCTCCTTTACCTTCGTTTATATCAGCATCTAATTCAAACTTCTTAAATTTATCTACATCATTAATGCTCTTAATATGAACTCTCTTTCCGTCTTTATCTAATCCGTATACTTTAGAACCATCATTTCCAGGCTTCTTTAACTCTGCTTTAGCTCTACGTTTAGATACTGATGAGCTCATTCCTAAGTCCTTTCTAGAAGCTTCTTCCATATGTCTTTTACCTAATCCAGGTAAGTTTCTAAGATCTTGAACGTACTCATCTGTCTTAACAATTATAGTACCTAAGTTAGTATCTTCTCCTTCTGGATCTTTGAATAGAGTAATTTTAGATACTCCAGGATTAAAGTTTGGATCTTTGTCTTTAAAGTTACTGTTATAGTATTGTGTTTGATGCATTTGGTATTCTTCACCTTCGTGCTCTAAATTATGATATTGAAGATGAACAAACATTGGTGCATACCTTCCCATTCTATGTTTAATAGGACTCTTATCATGAGCTTTTAATGCTTCTACAGCATCGTTTTCACTAGCTACTCCTTTAGGTAGTAA